CCGTCTGGAATTTGCTTATCATCTGGGTCGTCAAGCGTTGAACTTGGCGCATATTTTGGCTCACCGCCCGCCACCGATAAACCGCCATCTTTTTTAATCTGCGTGATTTCTGTCCATGCTGTGACTTCTTGGATTGAGCCGGTGCCTGAACCTGCAGGATAACGATCGGTTGACGTGGTGTTAATGCCTTCTAATGTCACTGCATCGCTTACCACTGTTTTGACTCGTGCCACCAAGTAATCAAGCAAAGACCAGCCTGAACGCACGACAACATAATCACCAACTGTAAGGCCGTGACCTGATGCAACCGTTAAAACTGTTTCAGCGGCATTTGTAGCGGCTGTAACGGCATAGGATGTACCCAATGTTGAACCAATTGAAACCTTGGTTCCTGTAGCTAAAGATAAAGCCATTTTTATAACTCCCTAAAAAATTAAAACTCAAAAATACCAACGATAACGCCCGTGCCGTGCTCGTCTAGTTCTTCATTATACAAGTCATTCCTGTCTGAAACTTCATGTATTCCACCTGATAAAATACCCTCAATAATTTGAGCGATATTTGCTGATTCTGCTCTTGTATCCGCCCAAATCTGCACCTCAATTTTAGCTTCTCGCAGCAAGATATTATTTTGCAGATCCTTGGTGTATTCTGTTCCGTTTCTGGCAAACATAATAAACGGCTTTTGCCATTCTTGTTCCGCTCGATCTGAAACAATGCGACTACCGACAATGGCCGTCAATGCACTGCTGGCAGTTAATAAATTTCTTAAAATAATTTCAGCTTGCACGATTTTTACTTTCAATGAAAATCATAAATAATCTTTCAATAATTTGCAAAGATTCTGATAGTTTAGGCGCACCTGACTGCATAAATTTTTTGCCTCGTATTGAATAAGTTGGCTTTTTAACCGTCCTAACTTTTTTCTTGCCTGTTGTCTTTTTGCGATTGCCAGGTGTCCAACCTTGGTTAATAAAACTCCAATAAAAAGGGTCTAACCTTGATTGTGCGCCTCTATTTTCTTTTTTTGTCGGCCTCACATTGACAAAAACACCTATATTACCTTGCCTTCTATCAACGCTTGATTTTCTAATTAAAACCCTTCTTTTAACCAGTCCAGCCGTCCTTGTTTTTGTTTTATTTTTTTTGGCCCCGCCTCGCATGACTGGCGTATTTCTTTTAATTTCTGCTTTTACGACTTCTGCGCCCTTGATTAGCATTGCAGAAACTTCTTTTGTGCGCATCTTTTTTTCTAGCGACTTGAGCGCATTTTCAAGGCCGTCTAAGCCCTTCAACTCTACATTATCGGCCATCTTTGATACCCTCAATAGCCATCAATTCTAGCCACTCCTTACGGCCTGCCAATGGTATAACTCCCGTTATGTCATAGCCTTTGCCGTCGTATTCAATCCTATTTAAAGTTGTTATATCAGCACGATAACGAATAGTAAATTTAACTGTTGTCTCTTGATTAATTTGTGCGGCTGCAAAAAATTCTCTGCCTCTTACGGCCATTACACTGGCCCACAATTCAGCAAGCAAAACCCACACAATAGTGGCCTGACCGTATTCGTCCTGCGTCTTTGTTGGACTCATTATTTTAATTCTATTGCGTAATTGTGAGGCATCCATTTTTAAACTCCCATGCCTAGGCGATATGGGTCCAATAGCCACTTAATGACGTTTGGCATTTGTAAGCCTTGCACTTGAGCCACTTCTTTCGGATCTCTATTTTCATAAACCATTGCCGTTTGTAATAGCACCGCTGACTTAATAGCATCGTCCATCACTAGGCCCGTTGCGTCTGTGCCTGCACTTGTTGCATATAGCACTCTACCTAAATAATTCGAGATTGATTTTTCAGCCGCATTTAAATAAATTTGAATGTTTGAATCTTCGGCTGTGCCGTCAACTCTTAAATGCAACTTTGCTTCTGCCAATGTTGTAATACTCATTATGGCCTTTCCTCATATCTCAATTTTAAAAATCCGTTTGCAGTCGCCCCGTCCGTATTATGCAAGCGCAAATAATAATTGCCTGCGCTAAAGCCTAACGGCTGGTTTTCATCGACTTGTTGCGCAATTGCTTTATTGACGTTACTCCCGCTAACAATGTCAAAAGCATCGACTACAAGGCCACCTGTATGGCCCCCACCAGTTGCAAACGTTACTTGGCTGGCATAACTGCTAGCAGTTGTCATTTGATTGGTTTTCATTGGCGTGATTGATGTTGCAAAACTTCCCGATTCTGTGCCACCTGCGACTAATTCAACTCTCAATTGTGAGATTGTCAGATCAACGCTAAAGCCGTACAAAATAGAATTGATTGGCGAAACAATTTTAAAAACTTGTGTGGCACCCGATGCAATTGTGAACTCACGTAAAACCCTAAATTCACGGCCTGCAAAAAAACCCGTTTGGCCTACATCTACCCTTAATCGTGCATACTGGCCATTACTATCTGTCATTAAAACTTTTGGAGGGTACGCCTCTATTCGCTCGGCATGAGTCCCGTCTTGCATATCGACTAGCATTTTTTTTAATTCTTGCCATGCAAAAAAGACTTTGTTCATTTTTTACTTGATTTTTTAGCAATTGCTTTGGTTTCAATAACCTGTTCTAAAGGCTTAGAAACGTTTGTAATCGCTTTATTTTCAATTGCTGTAGCCTCACCCCTGTTAATGTACCATTGCGCCTTATGCGCTGGCAAATCAACTTCTTGATCATTTGCTAATAAGCCTAGCAAATCATCGTAAACACGTTTTTTTGAAATGATTTTAATTAGCATTTTTTTAAATGGGCGCACTGTTTTTTGACAATGCGCCCTTGTTTAATTTACAAAATTAAGCGGCTGGCGTAAACAAGCCGTAACGGATGCCTGCAGGACGCTCTACACCCAAACCTAAACGCTCCTCGGCTCGGATTGTGATAAGGTTTTTAGTAAAGTCATCGTTTACATAACCCATCTCAATGACCGCTGAATTGCGATTGTAGATCATTGTGCTAGTACGTAATGCGGCCACAATAAATGAGCCTGCAGGCACATGGTTAGAAATCACGATCTGCAAACCAAATGGGTTCATACCTGCTGTCGTGCCGGCCATGCCGTACAAGTACAAACCTGCGCCTGCGCTTTCACGTGCTCGCTCCATAGCACCCCAGTCGGCTGGGTTCACAATTACTGAATCAGGCATATTGCCGGTCGCCCACATTGCGTATTTAGCACGATTGATAGCATCGATTAATAAGTCACCTGCAACTGGTGTGTAGGCAACGAAGTTACCGCTGTCTGTAAGGCCGCTTAACTGTGGACTTGTACCGTTACCGACAATCAATTGAGCGTCAATTTTTTGAGCCAAACCGTCACGCAAACGAGTATCAATGTAAGCAGTGATAGCAGGTGCATCTTCCATCAATTGCTTGCTTATTTTAATAAAATGCGCAACTGTCTGAACTGGCACATCATACTGCTCAAAAGTCAAAACTGATTCTGGCTTTGCGGCTGCTTGTGTTGTTTCTGCTGCGTTATTGGTCCATGCTAATTCACGCAAAGACTGAACACTGTTAGACGTAACAGGAATGCTAGTAATAGCGTTACGCACTGTTAAAGGCGCAAATGAACCAGGGATAACACCGGCCATTTGAGTAGGGAAAGTTGTTCCAGTGCCTGATAAAACAGTGTTTTTAATCTCTAATCGAGCGTTGCTTGATTTACCTTCGATAAATGACTTGTAAGCGTCGGATTCAACGAATTGCGCTGAAACTGATTTTGTATTAGTCACACCGATCGGCAACTGAGCGTGTTTTTGCGCTAACTCTTGCATCTGCAAAGAAAGTTCTTTGAACTTCTCTGACATTGCTTTGACTTCACCTTTTACCTCGGTATCAGTGTTGCCTTTTTCTTTGAGCTGGCCCTCGAATTTTTCGATTGCTGACTCTAATTTTTTCTCTTGGGCTTTCAAGCCCGCCTCAATGATGTCTTTCAATTCCATTTTTTAAATTCCGTTAAATGACTTAAATAATTGTGCAATTTCTTGCGCTTCCTTTTTGCCATTGTCAAAATCGCTTTGAATGACTGACTTAATGCGTGATACTACTGCACACGCTTCAAGCCTACTTAGCCCCGCTGAATCTCTCAACGTTGCTTCAATCTCTCGGATACTTTTTGCTTGTTCAATTGCTGACTTAATGCTGCTGACAGTTGCATTAATGTCTGCAGGCTCCTCGACAATTGAGATCTCTACAAGCTCAATATC